ACAGATAAGTGCGAGACTATCTGGATTCGATAACTTATGAGGGAGCCGTTTAAGTACGAGTCCCCATTATGTGCACAAGTAGATAGCGAACTATTCTTTCCTGAGAAAGAACACGGTGCGCATACAGCACCATTAGCAAAATCTATTTGCGGTCGTTGTATCCACAAAGCTGAATGTCTAGAGTGGGCCATAGTCAATATGGAAGTAGGCGTTTGGGGCGGTACAACAGAACGACAACGTATGCAAATCAGAAGTAGAATGAGGAAAAAGAAAATTGCTTAGTCTAACCAGAGCGTGGGGTGGTGTTACCACTAAGGCTACCCCATTGCCTGACGTATGGAAGGTGTTGAAGGATAACCAGATACGCTTTCGCAGAGGACAACTATGTATGGTTGCCGCTGCACCAAACGCAGGTAAGTCTATGTTCGCTCTGGTTTATGCACTAAAAGCACAAGTACCAACCTTATTCTTCTCTGCTGATACAGATACTACAACTGTAATGATAAGAGCTTTGAGTCATATAACGGGCCATTCTCAAATCACAGTTGAAACAGAACTAGCAAGAGATAGTAACGCTTATGCAGATCATCAGGAGAAGTTAAAGAATATCCAATGGGTATTTGATTCATCCCCTTCACTAGATGATATTGAACTAGAGGTTAAGGCATATCAAGAATTGTATGGTGTATGTCCAGAGCTGATAGTTATAGATAACTTAATGAACGTTGTTGCTGAAACAGATAATGAATGGGCAGGGCTACGTGCAATTATGGTTGAACTGCACGACCTAGCCAGGAATACCGAAGCCTGTGTAATGGTGCTACACCACGTATCAGAGGCAAGTGAATATGGTACTGGTGCTGAGCCACCACCACGTCGTGCTGTGCACGGTAAGGTGAGCCAACTACCAGCGTTGATGTTGACCTTGGGTTATGATCCAATTAATCAAATGCTTAAAGTTGCAGCAGTTAAGAACCGCTTTGGTCCTAACTCTGCTGATGGTAAGCAGAATTATTCTTTAGCCACGAACTACGCCGTGTGCCAAATCAACGAAGTACAACCACAATTTAGTTATACTAGATACGACCAAAACGAATTATATAAAAACTAGGAGATTTAAGTGAAAGTAACTGTGTATGAGAAGAGCAACTGCGTCCAATGTGAGGCAACTAAACGATGGCTTCGCCGGGCAAAGATTGAATTTGACACAGTTAACTTAGAAGAGAACCCGGAAGCTATGCAAATGGTAACGGATATGGGATACACCGCAGCACCGGTAGTCATTACCGATATTGAATCTTGGTCTGGCTTTAGAGTTAGTAAGTTAGAGAACTTAAAGTATGAACTTAGTAGTGAGGGTGTGCATAAGAAATGAGCCGTTTAAGACATATTGTTTGTCAAATAACTAGAGGATTTTCTTGGCGTGTTATCAATCCTAAGAGTTCCTTGTGGAGTGTTAGGTGTACTAAATGCGGATATAAGAAGGAACTAGGATGAAGCACGAGACGGAGATTAATTATGTCAAGAACAGAATCAAAAAACTTGAAGTGGATTTTGCTGCTTTTGCTAGCCTTCTTATACAGGCGGGAATTGTCGAAGTGGCTCTCGAAGATGGCGAGCAAGTATTCAAAGTGAAGAAGGTTAAACTTGAAGACAACACTTGATTCTGCCCAATTTGAGGTGGTAAATGGGGTACTTACTAAGTTAAATAAACTAGATGAGTTTACAGATCGTCTCTATTCTAGACGCATCATAGATGAGAATGGTTGCTGGAATTATACCGGTTTCAAACTAGCCACAGGTCACGGTCAGATTAGTTATAAAGGTTTATGTACCACTGTTAGTCGCGCTGCCTATATGCACTTTATTGGAGATATAGGTTATGGCCAAGCTGTTGCTCATACCTGTAATAACAATGCTTGCTTTAATCCAGAGCATCTATATATAAACGAATTGATTGAAGGTATACGTGGCAAGTCCAAAGTATAACAAGATTAAAGGTAGTGGTTATGAGATAGATATGACTAAGTTATTTCGTGCACTCGGTCACTTTGCAGAACGCTTACGCTTAGCAGGTAAAGATGATGAAGGAGATTTGGCTGTAGTCATAGCAGGTAAGACTTACCTTTTAGAATTAAAGAACGTAAAGAAGATGGATTTACCCCAGTTCTGGAGAGAGGCTGAGGTAGAAGCAAAGAACTATGCAAAGGCAAGAGGACTTAAAGCTGAGCCACCTGTCTATGTTGTAGTTAAAAGACGCAACGCACCAATAGAAAAGAGTTGGGTTGTGTTGCCACTAGATAGATGGTTAAAGGAGAAACAATGAGAGTAAGACTAAGAAAAGATATTATCGGACTGGCTATTGCTACCGGTAATGATGTTAAATTGGTAGGGTTTACAGATAATAAATATGTAACCAGAAAAGAACTTACATTATTAGTTCTAGTATTTGAAATTATTATTCCGCTACCTAAGTTTAAGTTGGCTCGCTAATGCCAGTACCAGGTGGAGAGATAACAGGATCAGAGATTTGGCATACGCCAAAGCCAGAAGAACCAAAGGCACAAGAGCCTTGCGAATGTGATGACGGTTGCGAAGGATGCAAAGACAAAGAATGATTTGTGCTATGTGCTATACCGCTAACTACTTTGATGCTAAGCACGATATAGATACTGCGGTGCGCATACATAGAACCTGCACCGGAGGTGGTTGTCAATGTCTTCATCAGGTGGTTGGTCACGCAAACAACGAGGAAAATTCAAAGGTAAACTAGACGCTAACGCTATACCTATAGATGTTATCGTAGCTTTCTATGGTGGGCAGGTCCGTCAAGGTCGCAACCTATCGGTTAAGTGTGTAATGCACAACGATAGTAGAGCCTCTGCCTCCATAGATACCTTTGATAATTTCTATAATTGCTTTACCTGTGGCAAGGGTGGCAACGCAGTAAATGTAGTACAACAAATAGAGAACTTGGAGTTTAAGGATGCACTCAATAGAGCTATCGAAATCCTTGATAGAAGCGGCGAATCGGTACGCGGATCAAGTGGACGAGGCAACACTAAGGTATCTCGCAGGTCGTGGAATATCTGAGGAAGTTGCTGCGCTTTATTCATTAGGCACAGTTACTGACCCAATACCCGGTCACGAGATGCACGTGGGTTGGTTATCTATTCCCTACATTACTGCTAATGGTATGTGCGTAGGCTATAAGTTTCGTAGGTTAGATGACGGCAAGCCAAAGTATGGCTCACCTGCTGGACAGAAGGCTCACTTGTATAACGTTACTGATATTACTAAGCCATCATCACGCATAGTTGTATGCGAAGGTGAGTTAGATACAGTCATAGTCTCTGGTGTATTAGGACTACCGGCAGTTGGTGTGCCAGGAGTGCAGGCTTTTAAGCCACACTTTAGTAAGTTACTTGGTGGATATGAAACAGTTTATATCGCTGGTGATAATGATATTCCTAAAGAAGAAGACGGAGATAATCCGGGTCAGATGTTTGCTAAGAGATTAGCTGGTGAAATTATGAACGCTACTATTGTGTCTATGCCAGCAGGAATGGACATATCGGACTATTATATAGCCAATGGATACGATGCAGCACGACATTTATTTGGATTCTAATGAGTGATATACACCCTTCAATCTTTGATATTGTACCGAGCGTAGCTCGCACAGTATTTAATCGCTTCCGTAACTGGACAGAGTTAGGTGATATTAAACAGGAGTGCTACACATTTGCAGCTTCACGCAACTCTAAGTTTAAGGAATTACTTGATGAGCCTGATGTTAATAAACGTATGGCTAATGAAAGACGTATTGCTTGGCAGATAAAGCGAGCAGCAGAGAGATACGCTAGGCGTGAGAAGGCTACTCGTGGTGGCTATAGTCCAGCAGATGAAGCCTTCTATGATACAACTATTATTGCCCAGCTCTTGCCATTTGTTATAGATAATATCCTTAATGGTAAACCATTTGAGCAGGCACAGATTATTGTTGATGACGGCGCACCTAAGAAACAGAGTGTACCTGCTGAGTCCGGTACTTTTATGGCTATGCTATTAGATATTAAGAAGGCATACCTTAGATTAGAAGTTGAAGAGATGCAGATACTAGAGCGTAGATACTTTGACGCTTGGACTCTGGGTCAGATAGCACAATACCTAGAGGTATCAGTCTCTACTGCTGATCGTAGATGTTCTATTGCTATGTCTAAGTTGCAGGAAAATCTTGGTGGCGACAGTCCTTACTGAGCCAGAGTTATTTGACTGGCTTAAAGAGTTCTACTATCCAGACCTTGAAATGAGTAGCGATGAATACTCACACTACGATTGCATATCTAAAGAGCATAAGTTATATATAGAA